ATAGCGATGATGTCTTCCTGTGTGGAATGACTAATCACATTTCTATCATCTCTAATATCGTTATCGAAAACGTTATGTTTCATATCGTCTTTTCCTCCCTTAGATTCATTTTTATTTTCTTTTTCTTCTTCATCGTTGTCATTGTCTGATTCTTTGTCAGAGAGTACCTGACCAATCATTGCGTATACTACATTTTTCTGTTTTTCAGTAAGTGTATTGAATACATCTTCAATGGTTTCGTCGTTATCGGCTTTATCAGCCTTATCGTTTTTCTTATCTTCTTTCTCAGGCTCATCATCTGAATGATAAAGTGTAATATTTTCATCATATCCAATAACAACACCAGATTCGTTATTATCACTATGAGAAATTACATCATCAATAAATGCTCCAGGATTTGCTCCTGCAAGAACAAGACTTACTTCACGAATAATTCCATGAACAACATCTTGACCAACTTGTTTTAGCTGATTAGCAAAAATAGAAAGTGAACGAACGTCACCATGTTCAACTAATGCTTTTGCTGTTTTTCCTGATTCATTATTGTTAAATTCGCAATAAGCGTAAACACCACCATCACGATTTTCAAGATGAGCAAGTCCTAGAACATTATCGGGGTCACTATGGTCATGATTCCATACAAGCGGAACCACCTGTCCATCCTGTGCTTTAAACGCATCCTTTTTAATAGTGCGTCCATCTGCACAAACTAAGTCATTTCTAGTAGCCCATCCACCAAAGTCATATTTCATTTTCTTTTTTACCTCCATACTATTCATTTTCTATATTAGTAGCTTCTTCATAACTTTAATAGTTGATACATTGTGTAAGTTTAGATGATATGGATTATGTCTTATCTTCTGTTGTTACCTCTGAATCCTCTATCTCTGTATCTGAATTTTCGCCAGGAGATCGAATATTGCTATTATTAAGTTCATCAGCTTTTGGATCGTTAGACGGCTGCATACCAATAACTTGTCGAACTTCATTCGAAGTCATAATCTCATTACGAGTAAATTTATCAGCAATCTCTGCAATATCATTAACTGGAACAAGCTTGAATGGGTCACGAAAGAACATAATAGTTTTTTTCTGAGAACGTGCCGTCTTTGTAAGGAATTTACGTATCATTTCATCAACTATGGCAGCAACAATCGGCTCAATTGTTCGATTGTAATAATTTAGCATAGTCTTATCATCAGCTGTTCCATCAAGAATTGTTTGAGTAATTCCAAGCTGACTAAACAATAAATTCGTAAGATATTCAATCTGATTCATAAGATTATTCTCAACAGAACGATTAAGCTGAGTAATATGTTCTGTTCCATCTGTATAAGCGATGCCATATTTCGAACCTGACAATTGTTTTTCTATATCACTTCTTCTCTCTTCAGCTTGCTTTCTTCTAGCTTCAGATTTAATAACGTATGGCAACTGAATAATCAAATCTAATTTTCCAGAACTACTTTGTTCATCTACAGCATCTAATAAATTCAGTTTTCGAATCAAACGCTGCATTGTTGAATTTGGCTCATTTATTACAGCATATAAAGGATTTTCTATGATTGCTACACTGGTCTTTGGTAATAATATATCCTGCTTTGTTCCTGTTTGTTCATTGTACAATCTTACAGTAACAAATTTCGGTCTCCAAGCAACGATTTGTCCAGTTCGCATTGATGAGATATCGAATCCTTTTGTAACGTCTGGGTCGAGGTCTGTATCAACTGGAACAATCGCTACACATCCTTCATCAAGCATAGACATCACTACATCCTGAATAAATGCTCTACCTGTTTGGTCAAGATTTGCCTCTATCGAAAGACAAGAGTTAAGACCAGATTCTATAACTTTTAAGAATCTATCATTTTCATCTAGCTGGACATGTTGAATTTTAATAGTAGCAGCATCAAGTGCTATTCGATTATATACAGATGTTACAATCGAACGTTCATTTCCTCTTGTAAAACGAAATCTATCCGGACGATAGGAGTATCCAGCTCCAATATCGCGATAATATTTTGTTGGGTCTCTATTTGTTGTAAATGCGTTCCAAGCATGTTTTAGTCTGGAACTAAACGGAATCTCCATTTTTTATTTTTCACCTCCAATTAAAGTCTATACAAAAAAATAAGAACCACTATTTACAGTGATTCTTCTACAACCTCAAATTGTTCAGGTGGATACAAGTAATCTTCTCCACTGTCATCAACAATTCGATACCATTGTTTTTCAATTGATATAACATCATAAATCTTACCATTCGTAAGCATAAAGTCTTCGGTTTTACCTTTCCATTTTACTTTCATTTCATGTACTCTCCTCCTATTCGTCTAACCATTTTTTGACTTTAAATCTGTGTTTTCCAGCGATTTTTTCTTGAAACCAGTGTACTTCGGCTGGACGGTCTTCTCCATAATAATCTATAACACCATTTCCTTTACAATGTTGCCAATTCATAGGATCTCCACCATATTTATCAGCTAAACCATTACGAACTTCTTCTTTAAGACTATGAGATGTTCCTTTTCCAGCAAATACTTCTGAATTTTGGATTTTTGTTCCTTCTGAAAAATTAAGTCTTTCTCCAGTTTCTGGGTCAAGTATACCATAATTTTTAGCTTTCGCACCAACACTTTTAAAAATAGTTAGGTTTTTTGTAGCAATAGAAGCATTTCGGTTATTTCTTCTTACACCCCATTTTTGACCTTTTATTCCATGATGTATTAATACCTGTGCTGTTTTTGTACGCTTGGAATAAGGTCTAAGTATATCCTTAGATATAGACTTTGCTATTTTCATTATTTAATTTCCTCGTATTAAGTAGAAAATGACTTTAAAAAGATTATAGGTTTATACGAGGGGTATGTAGATATGTATGTTTAATATATGTTTTTTATAAAAGGAGGAAACGTAAAATGAGCTATAATTTTAAAAACAACTAATCAACAATTAACCTATAATCTTTTTAAAGTCATTTTCTACTTAATAAATTTTATTCGAACGCATCTCTATTTAACTTATATGCTATATACGCATCCATCATAGCAGCTACTGCGTCGATTTTTTGACTACGTCGTTTCTTTAATAATTTTCTATTTCCATTGGTATCTTCTAAAGTAATACAATTTCCCATTGCAAAAGTCATAAGTTCTTCATCAAATAAAAGCATTCTGTCTTCTGATAATTTTTTCAATTCTCCAAGAGGAACTGATTCAGTCTTTGCTCCTTGAATCACTTTTTCAATTCCAAACGGTCCATTTTCAGCTTCCCATCTTTCCACAAATGATTTAGCATTATATGGGTCATATCCGAAACATCTAACATCGTATCCACATTCGATAATATGGTTATCAAGGTCCTCATATACTTCAATCATATCCAAAACAGTTCCCTCTAAAACTATAAGACTACCTTCTTTCATAAACTGGTCATATTTAATTCTCATTGCTGATTGGAGTTTCATTAAAGTAGATGATGCGATATAGTTTCTAGTTTTCACACCAAAAGCTCCATTTGATAAAGGAAATAGAAATGTAAAAGCACAAAAGTCATCGCCTTGTGATAAATCTCCTCCCATTGCACATGGCATTTGCCAGTAATCTCTTTTTCTATGAGGAAGAGTTTCTTCGTAAGTAAAGTAATAAGTATACCCTTCCATTGGTAATCCAAATCTCTTTGCTAAGATATCATTTCTTGCCGCTGGAGCTTTCTCTGCTCTTTCAACATCAAGCTGATAAGTTTCATAACTTACAGTTTTTCCAAGATTAGGATTTGCTTTTAACCAAGTATCAGGGTTAGCTACTTCGTCCAATGAATCAATTTTATACCACCATATAGATACATGAGGATTGATGTAATCTCCTTTAAGAATGTCCATTAGTTCCATTTTGATTGTATCACCAGCTCCGTTTCGAACTGTACCTTCGGAACTTATTGCTACTATCAAATAGTCATCGACTTTAGAGGCTCCTTGCTCAATAGCACCAATTACATCCTCTCTAATATCGCCTGATAGCCATTCATCAACCGTAGCAATTTTTATCTGCAATCCTTGAAGTTTATCAATTTTCATAGGTCTTACTTCAAGAAGTGAACCTGTCATAAAATTTTCAATTCCTTTTTTGGTAGATGCTAATTTTGTTCGATTTGCTTTTGAACCGGATGTATTCATTAATGAACCTTCTGTTAGAAACTTATAGAAAGGTCCCCTAGACCTCGTGATTGCAGTTCTTATTGGTGATATTACTTCTTCTGCTTGTTTCATTGTAGGAGCTGTTGTTATTTGATGGGTTGTTGTAACATCAACATTTAAAAAGAAATTTTGAAGGCATGATGCGTACATTGATTTTGCAGCTCCTCTAGCTACGATAAGATATTGTTTATTAACTAATCGTTTCTTGATAGTTTTTGTGACATAATGACCTCCATGACCATCTTCGTATGGTTCATATACGCTTCTTTCCACAAAATAATACCATCCAAAAATTTGTTCAGACCAAAGTTTGAATGAATCTAACAAATTCAAATCAGAGCCATCTGTGAGGGTTAATTCATTTTCGCAATATCTAATAAATCCTTCTATTGCCTTATCATCGTAATAGATTCCTGGATTTTGTATCAACTCATCAATACGTTGCATTTCCATTTCTATTTCTTTGCATATAGGAATTTCCCCTCTTATCACGGCATCTCGAAACATGCCGTAGTATTTAGGAACAGCTGTGTTCGATAATGCCATATGTATTCTTCCTTTCGTTTTTATAATCCTAGTGCCTTTCTTCCAACTAACACAGCTTTTGAAAATGCTTGTTCGCTTGTTTTCGTTCGGTATGTGTCTTTTGGTATTACTGATTCCATATCAAACACTATAACCGGAGATTTTGCTTTAAAACCACCATAAATAGCATCGTTAGTATCTAACACAGCACCATAACCAGATTTTTTACATTCGTTAAAAAATTTAGTTCTCTGCGTATAAACATCTTTTCCTTTTCTGCTATCGCCTGCACCGTCATAAGGTATTACATAATTAAACATTCGATAAATTGATTGAACATCAGATTCTGTTGGTGTATAATCATCATCTTTAAGTTTATCAAGAACTTTTTTTGTTTCTCTATAGCCTTTAAATTTGTATTTATCACTAACAAAATAACTTTGCATTCTTTCATCATCAGTTACAAAGTTGTAAAAATCTCTATCTTTTTTATACAAATTTTGAAAGATTTTAGCTCCCGAATCTTCGCTAGCCACTTTAATATCTTTATTTATTGAATTATCAATTCTATATTTTAATAATGTGCCAGTACCAATAGAATTTCCATTATCGTCATATAGTGTTTGTGGAATCTTTTTATTGAATAAGGCATTATATTGATGTTTGTCAAAAAAGTCATGAGTTGCATAAAACATATCCGTGTCTTTAGTTCTATTTTTGTCATAAGACAAAGTACTTAATGTTGTTTTTCTTGAATCAAGAACTTCATCGAAATGTTTCTTGTTGTATATGCTATTTTTATTATTTCGCTGTTTGTAAATGGCTTTTTTCTCTGATTCCGTATAATCTCCTCCACCAAGAGGATATGGAGGACCATTACGTACACCCCATTTTTGTTTTAAAATTCCATGATGGTACAAATATTCATTCATATCATTCG